TGTTTTACAAAGATTACGCTGTGCGGACGAACGACCAATCATCGTCAGTCATGGCCGGGAAGTAGTAACCCGACTTCGGAGTGGCGTAGATGATGAGTTTCGCGCCTGTGGTACCAGCGACAGTCGTAGTACCCGTAACGATAGCGTTGGTATCGCCGCGACGATAATCAACACCGGTCGTTGCGGGGATCGTGATAACACCTGTCGCCGACACGAAGGTCGGGGAAACCGGGGTAGCACTTGTCAAGGCACCAGCGAACATCGCAATGACCTCATCCGGGAGCGGGAGACGCGGGTCCGTTCCGGCAGAGCCGTATAGAGCATCCTCGAGCACCTGAAGGTTGGCAGGAGTGACCTTCGTGGAGTCGACAGTAAGGGTTGCCGTGGGCTTGTAACCCGTAACGGCGACCGGAGTCGTGGTAATGGCCCAACTAAAGGTGATCGCCTCAGGAGAATCATTAACCGTCGCATAGGCTTTCTCGGAGGGAGCCGCAAGAGCTCCCCAGACCAGATGGATCTTGTAACCGAGGTCCTGACCGGAAACATCATTGCCGACCTTCGTGCGGTAAGCCAGACCAAAGGTCTTGCGAGCCTGCTGGCCGATGGACACACCAGTGGAAGGAGTGGCCGTGCCATCGCACTGAGCGAAAGCATCCGGATACGTGTAAGCCTCGATCGTCCCACCGAATGTCTCGGAGGAAACGAGGTTGAGGTACACCTGATTGTCAGCATAAAGAGGAGAAGCCTCAGCACCACCAGGCGACTCGGTAACGGCCGTAAGACCATTCCAAGCATACCCGATAGAATAGACTCCATTAGTGGGAATATAGAGAACGCCCTGGTCAACACCAGTCTCGAAGCGGCGCTCGCTAACCTGATCCCAAAGAAGCTTAGTCATAACTAGTTCCTATCGTCAGAAATATAGATTGTAGACATCATGATTGAGATTGTCGGCTGTAAAATGCCTGGAAAAGAGGCACATTGGGAGAGCTGCAACCTTGTCAGGGATTGAACTATCCGGGTTCTTATCAATAACCGTGACAGCATATCTCTTTGTAAGAGAATATGGCTTATTCGCTGCGAACTTAACAGCCGAATAGTCACGATTATACACAATAGCCGGATAACTCATGCTGACCGAAGCGGGTGGTTGGAAATACACATTTCCTGATCCAAGGATGCCCTCTAGAACTGTCTGTAGAGCAGTTCTACTACCCATTATAGACACCCCCAATCGTCAGAATAAGACGGGGGCGCTGGACTTCCACGTTAGTGACTTTCCAGCGAGTCCCCATCCATTCCACATACCGGATTGCGGAGAAGTTCTGTTCGGAATATGCGTCAAGCATAAGACTGAAAGAGTTACTTAAAGCAAGATTATCGTTTAGATTCTCACTTGTCTCCATCCGTCGAGCATTACGAATTACATCACCATAGGTCATTCGGGGGGTTGTAACCTCTTCCCAAACACCTGCGGCAGTCTCAGTCGGAGAGACATAACCTACTTCGCCATGAAACTTTGCCATAATACCCTCCTCACAGAACTTCTTCGCTAATCGTTAGGATCAGGCCGTGTAGATGTAGGTCCAGTCCGTGTTGGTGTTATGCGGGAACGCGTAGCCGGTGGCCGGGAAGGCCTCGACCTCAGTCGTCTCGGTGATGACAACAGTGCCAGTCTTGGTCACGTCATCGATCTTGTAGACCACGCCAGTGACGGTCGGGATCGTGATCGTGTTCGTCTCGCCAGCGAAGGACGGGGACGTCGGGGTCACGAGGGTACCGGCATCACGCTTGATGACGACGGCCGACTTCGGCTTGGTGAGGGCGCCCGAGATACGGGACTCGATGAGGTACTTGAGCTGGTTGTAGTCCAGATCGAAGTCGTCGAACATCGAGACAGCACCACCCTGATCTGCACCAATGGTGTAGTCAGCCAGGTTGACGATGATGGCCAGGACGTCGGGAACGCTGTCCATGACATCCACCGTGACGATCTTCGACACGCGAAGAGCCGCTGTAAGAGCAGCCTCGGTCTCGTAAAGACGACGGTCGACCTTGTCCTTGATCAACATGAGGTCCGTGAGGATCGCATCCGTCGTGAACATGACCGGGTTGCCCGAGCCCTTGTAGTAGGTGCGAGCGCGAAGGACCGCCTCGACGATCTCCTGGCCGGCAACGTTCGAAGGGATCGTGACCGAGTGGGTGTACATCGAGTCATCGAAAGCGATGGGACGCAGGTGGTCCTCATCGATCTTGTCGGCGTCATCGGGCTCACGGCCATCGCCAATGAGGATCGCACGGGCGATCTCCTCATCAAGCATGAGCCGCATCTCAGCCTTAAGCCAAGCAATGACGTCGAGGTCGGTGATGTCAACGACATCATCACGATCGAGCTTCTGCTTCTTGTAGACCGTGGTGGGGGTCGTGACGCGCTTCAGGAGCTTGATGATCTCGTCCTTCTTCATCGCTCCCTTGACATAACCCTTGGCGCGGGCCTCATCAGCGGTGAGGTCAGCGACGATGCCCTTGATGCGAGAGAAGGGGCTGTGCTTGGTCCCGGTGAGAACCGTGGAGACCCACTCAGTACGACGGCTAAGGATCTCCGGGCTGTTGGTCAGCGTCCGGGCATCCGGGAAGAGGAAGTCGATATCCTCGATACCGTAATCCTGAGCGTGGGCGAGGAAGGACTCCTTAAGGGAGCCGAGACGAACAGCGTCATTGACGATGTCCTTGACCTGCGAGTGGGAAAGCGTGGGGCGAGTATCGACGGCAGAGCCGTTCTGCTCAAAAACATTGCGCGACATATAGGTTTCTCCCTGATCGTGTTGAAGATTGTCTTCGTAATCATTGCTGTGCTGAGCGGTCTGGTCCTGCGAGAGGGCCTCACCGATCATGAAATAGACGACATTCTTCTGCTCCTCAGAGAGGGTGTCGAAGACGTCCTGGACGGTACGGGTGTCAGTGGCGGGCGCCATTGTTTCTCCTTGAGTAATAGTGATTTCCTGATCCTTATGCTCGATAAGATCAGCGGCTTCTACCTTGTCGAGTTCTTGAACCGACTCGATAACTTCTTCCTTATCGGCATGCTGGATCGGAGCACCCTCCGGCACATCCAAAGCGTAACCGGTATAGATAAGAACGTCCATCTCCATGTCATCAATATCGCCATCGCTGTGTGCGAGATTAATAACATCAATGAATGCTCCAGGATTAGCCCCCGCGATAACGAGGCTTACTTCCTTAATGTTTCCATGAAGGACAACTTGGCGATCCTTATTCTTAGTAAGGCCGCTAGCATAGATGGAAAGAGCTTCAACGTCTCCATGTTGGACAAACCGCTTAGCCATCTTGCCATACTCGGTGTCATTGAAGAAACTTTCACCATAAACTCCATCGGGGCGATTCTTAAGAATCGTATACCCAAGGATATTACTAGGTTCAGTGTGATTATGCTGCCAAACGAGCGGAACCTTCATTCCATCCTGATGCTCGAAAGCATTAGGAGCAATGATAAGACCATCCGTGCACTTAATCCCAGACCTAGTAACGTAACCTCCGAAATCTGCTTCCATTTTGATGTTTCACCTTCCTTTCTAACTTGTGTTGGACGGCGGGTTTAACTGCGCATCAAACGAAGCAGCAGGGTCCGCACTTGGTGTAGGACTAGCCTGTGGGATGTTCTTGTTGACGAGTTGATCAGCTTTTGGATCCGGATGGGGTTTGACACCCATAGCGGAACGAACTTCATTACTCGACAAGATCTCATTACGAGTGAACTTATCAGCGATTTCAGCCATTGAAGACATTGAGACTGACTTGAACGGGTCTTTGTAGAACTCTATAGACTGACCTTGGCTGCGAGCAGTTTTCGTTAGAAAAGTGCGCTTCATGTTATCAACGATGGCTGAGAGAATAGGTTCAACTGTCCGGTTGTGGTAGTTGATCATCGTCATCTCGTCAGCGGTACCATTCATAACAGCTTCGGTGAGACCTAATTGGCTATACAAAACCCCTGTTAGATACTCAACTTGCTTCAACATGTTGTTTTCGATAGGGCGATTCAACTGAGTGATACGTTCAGTGCCATCTGTGTAAGCGACACCATACTGTGACCCACGGAGTTGCATCTCAATATCTTTACGGCGTTCATCGGCTTGCTTTCGACGAGCTTCACTCTTGATGACGTAAGGAAGTTGGATGATCAAGTCGAGTTTACCAGAACTAGTCTGTTCATCGATGGAATCCAACATTCCCAACTTACGAACAAGCCTTTGTAGTGTCGAGTTTGGCTCATTCATGATGTTGTAAAGCGGATTCTCAACAATAGCGACTGTCGCTTTAGGAAGAACGATCTCCTGCTTACGACCCGTGATCTCATTATAGAGATTAACGCGAACGTGTTTTGGATACCAAGCTACAATCTCACCAACTCGAAAGTTTTTAACATCGAAAGCGCCAGTAATGGTCGGATTATCAGTCGCGTCTACAGGTACAATCGCAATAACGCCTTTTTCGAACACGGTCATAACTGCATCTTGACGAAGGGCTCTGGCCGTCTGATCGATATTGGCTTCAATTGTTAAACAGTTGTTTAATCCACTCTGAATCGTCTCTAAATATCGTCCATCTCCATCTACTCGCACATGAAGTACGGGGATAGCTGCGACGTCGATAGCTATACGATTATAAATGGATCCGATAATCGACTTTTCTCCAAAAGGATTTAGTCGAACTCGGTAGTCTGGACGAGAACCATAACTGCTAACTCCAAAACTTGAGAAAGTAGCAAGTTGGCCATCTTGATTCTCTTTAGAAAAGGCATTCCAGGCGTGCTTTAGTCTATCAGTAAACGACAAAATAAGTCACCCCCTTTCCTTGTTTAGTAGATATGGGGAGACTTAGTTGGAAGCTTTGGCTAGTTTTCGGGCTGAAAGTTCAGTGACAACAATTCCCCCGATGGGTCCGCCAAGGTAACCTAAAGCTAGACTCTTACCTTTGCCATATCCCTGTGAACGCATGATATTAGCAGAAGCCGCACCTCCAGCCACACTTGTCGCTCCTATTGGACCGCCAAGGATCATGCCAACAACCACGGAACCAGCATTAAGAGCTTTGTGATTCATAGCGTATGAACGGGCCTCACCGAGAACTACTTTTCGAGCAGCGCGAACTGAACTTCGGTAAACCTTACGATCAGCAGGACTGGTTTCAGAACGCTTTTTAGCCACAGCGGTACCGATAGCTCCACCAAGAATCGCAGTTCTAACCGGGTGCGTTGGACTAGCGCTAGTTGACCCTTCGGCCTTTCTATGACCCCACTTCATACCCTTAACACCAATGTGTGAAAGACTATCTTCAACTTCAGAATATAACATCATGTCTCCTACAAGTTCCAGTTTTTGAATTGCTGTTTGATTTGCATTGCCCGGACTTCAGTCTTGATTTTGCTGTAGGCCGTCTTTCCAGCATTGGCGACAACTCTGTCAACACCTGAGTCGTGAGCATACTTCGCTCCGGCGACAACGGCCACCGCGACAGCTGAAGCGGCCATGGGGTTACCATTGACGATGTTGATAACCCCACGGCCCGTCTTGGTCGTAGTCTTAACTACGTTCGTAGTCTTTCGTTGGACTTTGGCCTCAGTAGCTCGCTTAGCCATGTTCTGACCGGAGAGATGCTTTTCAAAAGCCTGCTTGTAGTTGGGGTCAGCCGACTTAGACTCGACACGAGCCTTAATTAACTTACGGCGAGTCCCAGCACCTTCGCCATAATACATCTTAGCGCGGGCAAATTCGGTAGCGTCTTTTTTAGCAGCATGATTAACACCCCACCGCATACCTTTAACGCCGAAATGTTCAAGGAAGTCATCAACTTCAGCCATTAATCCCACCCACTTGAGTTTTATCGATTCGTTTTTGTATAACTCGGCGTTCGGTTTTTAGATTTTTAGCTTTAAGATCCCTAGATGCATCAATGTGGACTGCTGCGATACCTAAAGTGGCGCTCATAGAATGGGTTGCCTGTAATGCAGCTAAACCAGCTAGACCGATGGCTACTTGTTTAGAACTTTTATCAGGTCTAGCATTAGCAATTGCGGCACTAGCTAAAAGAGCACTTACCACTAGAGTCCCAGTAGCAACATGTGTCACAATAGCTCTTCGTGTAATTTTTCGATCAAGGACTTCAGCACTAAATCGTTTTTCAATTTCTCGTGTCTTATCAGTGGGAACCAATAATTTACTTCCCTCTAAACCATCTATACGTTTTAATTTCAAAACGTGTTTAGCAGCTTGTGCACGAGAACCGTATCCGCCAAGTGATGCTTCAGAAGGTAATGTACGTCGAAGAAGATTTCGTTCTCGGTCATACTTTGGTAATTGCTTATCAATATATCGAAGTCTAGCTTCATCGGCACTTAAAGGTATTTTCCTTTGACCCCATCGCATACCTTTAACGCCAAAATGCTCAAGGAAATCGTATTCCATTTTACTCCTTAAGGATAACGTCGAACAAGTTCGGCAGACATGTTAACAACTGAACCAGCAACGTTAACCCCATCCCAGAAAGGAGATTTAGGGTTATACTTTGTTCCTCGGTGAACCCTGGAGGCAAAGTGTGACTCACTATAACTCTTTGATGCGTTAGAAGCACCCCGGATTCCGGCCGAAATAACGGTCGGTCCATATCGTTCAATGACTATTGGTGCTGCGATAAGACCTAGAGTAGTCGATAGAACAACCGCCGTAGCTCGATCATTCGTCTGTTTATCAATCTTCTTTAATGCTGCCGCATACTCAGGGTCAGTTTTTGCTCGCTCTTTGATCTTATTCCGAATCGCTTTTCTATCAGCTACAACCCCTCGATATGAGGTTTTGGTAAGCTCTTTTAAATCTTTACGATCGGCCTTGGCTGATACGTAAGCAAGTTTTGCTGATGAGGGAGTTTTCCTCTGACCCCAACGCATACCTTTGACGCCAAAATGCATTAAGAAGTCATCGATGTTGTCGAAACCCATAGCGTGAGCGATTGCTGTTACAACCTCTCTCGCTGTTCTAATTCCTTCGACGGTTAATTTATCAGAACCAACGATTTTAAATATCGAACTATCTATGAAACGAAGGGGCTCTTCACCAAGAGATCCAGCATCATTAATGTCAACTAATGCATTATAACCTTTAGTTTTAGCATAATCAAAAAACGTTTTAGCTACAGGCATTTCGCGACCATCTGGTTGTTGCGCCCATAAAGTCGAGAAGAAACTGATAAGATCTGGCTCGTGATTGTAATTTTTACCAACCATGACCATGTCAAATTTATGATTATCCATAAGATACTGTTTTGCGGGAACCCCCCCGACCGTCTCTTCTTTTAGAAAAGAGGCAATTAAGTCGTAGGTACCTTTAGCTGAAGGTGCTTTAACGTCTTGTAAAGCCTTATAGTTGTTAACGTAACCTTCACTGGCATTATAACCCCACTGTTTCCAATAAACCGGAAGCGCGGCTTTATACCTAGTTATATCTTCAGGTTTATAGGCCGCAAAGAACCCTCCAGGACGAATGATCTTTTCTTCACTCATCGAAACTCGACGGACGATATCTCCAGCCTTTATAGTGATAGGGCTCGTACTTAGTTTTAGTGGATCAAAAGCTTTAGTTTTTACGGTGTTACTACCATTCAGAAATTTCTTAAAAGATGGGAGATTCTCACCGCTAAGAGTTAGTTCTTTATTCCCTTTGTAAGCGGCGAACGCTATATAGCCGACGAGCCCGACACCAATAGCCCCATAAAATAGAGCTTCTTTCTGGCCGGGGGTTAGTCCTTTTTTTGGTGGCGCTGGAGGTGGAGTGTCAGGGTCCGGAGGGCCGTATTTCTTTCGCATTAGCTCATTAGCTACATGGCCAGTGGATAACCCAAGTTGCTGTACAACTTTTTTGTCTTCGGCGTTAAGCGGAATTGGACCTTTTTCTCTCTTTAGAGAAGACGCTTGACTAGAAGATGTATCCGACCCCGACTTAGGGTCGTCATGAATAACGCCCCACTTCATGCCTTTAACACCGAAGTGCTTAAGGAAGTCGTCAACCTCCTCTGTATACATATCACTCATTCGAAACTCTCCTTATTAGCTTTCCAGGCGATATAGGCATCCATGAGAGCGGACACACTATCGATCTTCTGATCATAACGTTTCTTCC